CTACGATAAGGACGCTTTAGACTGGGACTCTATCGTAAGAACTCTAAAAGATTTCGCTAATAAGAAAAACGTAGAGAAATGTATATGTAAAACAAAGGTCGAAAGTAAATGTTATTGGCACGGAAAATGAAAAAATACATAACAATAGAATGTAAGTTTTGTAACAATAACATACTAACTTACGCACGCTTTGAAGGATTAAAAAAATATTGCAATCGTTGGTGCTATATGCAAGATAAAAAACGCAAGCTACATTATTTCAACAAAGACTTAATCATCTCCAACTTCAAGAAAAAGGTATATAAAATAAAATGCCATCTTTGTGGTAAAGAAGAAGACCGCTCTAATAGAGTTAAAAAGGTAACGTGCTTTAATTGTAAGAAAGAAAAAATGAAATTATGGAGGTCTTAGCATTATTATGGTATGGTTGGGAAGAATTGATTTACTGGTTATGGTGGCTTTTAACTGGTAAAGAATTAGATTTTTATGAGAAATGTAGTTGGGCACACAGAGTATTTTGGGGAGGATTACTTGCGTGCATAATCGTAGGTATGATATAATATAAATATGAATAAACAACTAACAAAAGAACAATTAGCAGAAATTAACAAAGAAATAGTCGCAACCTTAACAAAATATAACGTTCACTTAGAAGTAGGACACGTTATAAATATCGTGGCTAACCCTGAACTACCAACTCCAACAGGTACAGAAACAGTAGCAACTGAAGAAGTAAAGGGTACAGAAAACGCTTAGTTTCATATATAGCTCATAAAGAGATTTGTGGGCTAAATTATGGAAGATAAACTTTTAACACCACAACAAGAATTATTTCTAGAGAGATATACTAACCCTAAATCTCCTACTTTTGGTAATGCTTCTCAAAGTGCCAAAGACTCAGGTTATAGCGACACATATGCAGAAAATATAACAGATGCTATGCCAGATTGGCTATTGGAAAATATTGGTGATATGAAACGTCTCAGAAGAGCAGAAAAGAACCTAGATGAAGTCCAAAATATACAGATTTATAAAGAAGAAGGAAAGTTAGATGCTAACCTAATAGACAAAAGAACAAAGGTAGATATGTTTATAGCAGAAAGACTTAACAAGGATAAGTATTCAACTAGACAAGAACAAACAGGCAAAGGAGGAAAAGACTTAATCCCTGATACATTTACAAAAGAAGAAAAGGATGAATTATTAGCTTTATTGAAGAAATAATTGACTAAAGAAGCATTATCGCGAATGATAGAAGGAACAAAAGCCGAAAGGAAATTCTTAGCAGAAAACTCCTTCGGTTTATTTTGTATTTACTATTTTCAGAAATACTTTCAATATCCTTTAGCAGATTATCATTATAATTTATTCCAAGATTGTGAAGATTTAGTAAATGGTAAAATAAGAGAAGTAGTATGGATTATTTATCGTGAAGGGGGTAAAACCACATTAGAAAAACTATTTTTAATTTGGTGTTTAACATTTAAAAAACGATTATATCCAAATGTAGATGCTTTCGATAAAGAAAACGCTGAAAGAATATTGTTTGATATTGCTTTTGAACTAACTAATAATGGAAGATTTAGAGCAGATTTTGGTATTTTATTTAGTAAAGAAAGAAGCGTAAATGATATTAAACAGAATAGAATTAACAACTTCGTTACAGAAAATGGTATTCGTATTGAAGCCCACTCAACACAAGAGTCTGTTCGTGGTAGATTACACTTAAACCAAAGACCAGACCTTTTAACTTTAGATGACTTCGAAACCAATAAAACCAAAGAATCAGAAGCATACACAAAACAAGTTAAAGACCATATTACAGAAGCTATGGCAGGTTTAGCACCTAATGGTTGTATTCTTTATTGTTGTAATTATCTTTCAGAATACGGAAATGTCCAATGGTTAATAGATAGAGCCAAAGTAGATAAAAACATAAGAGTAAGAAATATCCCTGTGATTATAGATGGTAAGCCTTCTTGGGATAGTAAATACGCTTTAACTGATGAAGAAGCAAATAAAACAGGTAAAGTAAGTATTGAAGATAAACAAAGACAATTAGGCTCGTTAGTATTCTCTTATGAAATGATGAACCAACCTATTGACGATAGTTTATCAGAGTTTAAAAAGGAATATGTGCAACCTGTTACGGAAGACGAAGTGTTAAAAAAAGAAACTAATTGCTATATAACAATTGATAGTGCTGTAAGCGAGAAAGAAAGTGCAGATTATACAGGTATAACTATTAATCGTGTTGATAAAGAAAATAAATGGTATATCTCAACTTATAGACTTAAGGTGAATAGTAAAGACTTAATTGACCACCTTTTTTATCTAAATAAAGCTTATAACCCTCAATTTATAGGGTTGGAAGAAACAACTTTTACTATGGCAATACAACCTTTTTTACAGGAAGAAATGAGAAAAAGACAAGTATTCTTTTCAATAACCCCACTTAAGCATAAAGGTCAACACAAGGAAACTAGAATTAGAGGACTTATACCACGTTGGGAAAGTAAAAGTATATTCTTGGTTGGTTCAAATACAGAATTATTAGATGAAATGCGAACATTTCCTAAGGGGCAACACGATGACGTTATAGATAGTTTATCTATGCAAATACATATAGCAAAACCACCATATAGACCAACTTATCCATTAGGTAGGGGTTCACAACAAGAAAGTAATCCTGCTATTTGACAAGTTTTATTAATTTAAAGTATAATGTAATTATGAAAAAAACTCTTAGATATAAATTATGGATTAAGTTTAATGACACTGAACATAATATTAAAACTGATGATATTGCCTTAACGTTGCAAGAATTAAAACCACAATTTATAAAAACAAAAGTTTTAATCAAGGTAGCAGATGGTAAAAAAAATGCTGAAAAGGTTTTAAATTTAAAAGAAGCTAGAAGAATGTGGTTAAATGCGTTTAACCAAAGATTATTAGTTAATAGATTGATTTTTAAATAATGGAATTAACTCCTAATGAGAAAGAAATAATTAAATTTTTACGAGAGGCAAAACCTTACGAAAAGATAGAAATTATTAAAGACCAAAACGGTAATCCTGATTATTACATTATTAATAGAAGTCAAAGAATAATATTAAAATGACTCACAGAAAAACTGGGGTTTCTAAAAAAACCCAATGGATAAAAATATATTTGAATATATAAAAACAGAAGAAAATAACTTTAAAACAGTTAAAATACCGTTATCAGATTCTAAAGAATGGAATATGTATGAACACATAACTCGTTGTTACAACGTAGCAAATGGTTGGTTTCATTCTGGTAAAAATGATGGATTAAGACCGTATGATGATATCGTAACGCCTGTTATTAATGTAGCATTTAGAAGTGAAGGTTTTGATGTAAAAGATATCGTACCTTTTGTGGATTCAGAAAAAGATTATTACAAATCTTTCTTTGTTAAAAAAGCACATCCTAAATGGGCTAGAAAACACGAACTCGATACTTTTATCGATGAAGTAGTAGAAAGTTCAGTTATATATGACCTAGTCTTAGTTAAAAATGTAAACGATGTACGACCTGAAGTTGTTGATTTAAGAACTATTGCATTTTGCGACCAGACTGATATTATGGCTGGTCCAATTTGCATTAAACATTATCTAACAATAGAAGACCTAGTTGCTCAAAAAGGTAAGTGGTTTGATGATGCTATTGATAGTGCTATATTCCAAGCAGAAGCAAGTAAAAAAAGTAACACATTAGGAGATAAGGAAGTTAAGACTCCTGGAAAATATATAGAAGTTTACGAATTAAGAGGAAATCTTTCAGAAAGTTGGTTAAAAGATGATGGAGATAAATATAAATATATTCCACAATCACATTATATTGCTTTCTACCAAGATGAAAAGGGAAATAAAGATGGTATTGTTTTGTATAAAGGGAAAGACAAACCATTAAAAGATAATTTCAAAACTCTAAAAATAGACCAAGTTAGGTCAAAAGGCAGGGCTTGTGGTAAATCTATTGTAGAAACATTATTTGAACCTCAAGTATGGAATAATTACTCTGCTATTAAGATTAAGAACTTGCTCGATAGTGCTTTTAATGTACTTATATCCGATAGTGATGAAATTAAGAATCAAAAACTAACTGACTTAAAATCTAACACTATCTTATCTCAAGAAAAAGGTGCAAATACACAAAAACTTACTTCTGATATTAGCCAATTAACTGCTTTTCAAAATTATCAGGTTGCACAAGAAAACAAAGCAAGAGTTTTGGGTAGTGCTTCTGATACTTCACTAGGTAGAAATCCAACTTCAGGAACTCCATTTTCATTACAAGCACTTGTTGTCCAAGAAGGTCAAGGTATGCACGAATATAGGCAAGGTAAAATTGCAACCTTCTTCTCTGATGTGTTATATCGCGATTGGATATTGGAATGGCTTATTAAAGACTTAAATAAGGGCAAAAAATTCTCTGAAGAATTAACTCTTGATGAACTAATAGAAATAGGTGAAATTATTGCTAATAATGAAGCAGAGAAGTTTGTCAAAAATAAAATATTAGAAGGCGTAATAGTTTCCCAAGAAGACAAGGAACTCTTTAAGGAAACATACAAGAACGAGTTTATTAAAGATGGCAACCGAAAGTTCTTTGAACTATTAGAAAATGAACTTAAAGATATACCAGTGGATGTTTATGTTAATATCAAAGGTAAACAAAGATATATGGCACAAAATGCTGATAAAATAACTAATCTATTAAGAGAAATAATCAGAAACCCACAAGCATTTAGTACAATACCAGGTGTAGGGAAAGCGTTTAATCAATTATTAGAAGAATCAGGAATGTCTGCAATTGATTTTACACAAATAACTCAACCATCAAACGTGGAAACAGCTTCAAAGGTCAATGAAGCTGAATTAAAAGTTAATAATCAATAATAATGTACGAATTAAGTGATTTAGAGAAAGCAAAAATAATTCAATTCAACTCTGATAAAGAGATGGTTGAAGCAGTAAGAAAGGTTCTTTTAGCAGCTATTTATTCTAATGGAACTCTTAGAAAAGATACACAAGCAAATCCATTAACGAATGCAGCATTTGCTTTAGTTGCCCTTGCTTCTTCAGGGCAAGGAGTTATTAAAAATGAAGAATTAGGAGAAGATTTGCGTGGTCTTTATCACGGAGTCCAACTCCTAGAAAGAGGTCTAAAAAAATTATCAGAAATTAAAATTGAGTCTCCTTATACAGAAGAAGCTCAAAATGAAGCAATATAATGCCAGCAAAATATTCAAACATAACATCCGATACCTTAATTAAAACAGGTTCAGGAAAAGTTTACGGTTTTATTGTAAACTCACATACTTCAGGTGCATTAAAATTATGGGATAACACAAGTGCAGCAACAACTGTACTTATGAATACATATACTTACCCTTCAGGTTCAAGTGTTGTTACATTCCCTTCACCAGTTTGTTTTAATACAGGGTTGTATGCAGATATAACTAATACTCAAGATATAACAATTATCTGGGATTAGTTATCCACATATTTTAGATATTTGCATAAATAATTTAAAATATGTTATTATTAAAGTAATCAAGAACCGCAACTTTGCAAAATAGCGGACTAACTAGAACATCACTATGATAAACGATGAATATACTCCTGACTTGGAACAGGATGTAAACGAAACCCAAGATGAGAATCAAGAGGAAACTCAAGAAACTCAAACTGAAGAAACTTCTCAAGAAGATTCGACAGATTGGAAAGCAGAAGCTCTTAAATATAAAGCTATCTTAGATAGAAATAAAAATAAAGTAGAAAAACCTGCTACCAAAAAAGCTAATGAATTAGATTATGGACAAAAAGCATACTTAGTTGCTAATGGAATAAAAAATGATGAAATAGATTTTGTTCAAAACGAGTTGAAAGAATCACGCACTAATATTGAATCCTTGCTAGAAAATAATTATTTTAAAGCAAAACTTCAAGAATATCGCGAGATTAAACAAACAGCTAATGCTAATTATAAAGGAAAAGGAAAGACATCAAATTCTTCTCAAGATTCAGTTGAATACTGGCTTGCTAAAGATTTTGGGGAATTACCAAATGACTTTGAGTTAAGAAAGAAAGTTGTTAAAGCTCGTAGAGAAAAATCTCGTAATAAAGGTATGTTTACACCAGAATAATTTGTTAGCCATTATAATTTAACTTATTAATTAAATGGCAATTATTTATAAAAATGAGTATTTAACTACTCTACAAGAAAGACTAAGCGAAGATAACAAATGGAAGCGTATTGCTCGTGTTGAATACACAGACACACAAGTAATCCATAATCCATACTTAACAGATTTCACAGCTAATACAGGTACTCGTGGTACAGCTTACACACCAGAAGCTCTTACTACAACTGATGACACAGTAACAATCAATACTTACAAGATTGCTGCTATGTATATCGACCGTGCTGATATGGCTCAAAAGACTTTTGATGGTTGGATGGAAATCGCAGAAAACCAAGCTATCGTTCTTAATGAAGCTATTGAAACAGGTATGTATGCTAACCACGCAGAATATACAGATTTCGATAACGCTTCAATAGGTGGTTCAGCAGGTAACATCACAGTTTCAGAATCAAATATCGACGATATTATTTCAGGTGTTAAAAGAGAAATCCGTGAAGCAAATGGTGAATCAATGTTTGAAAGATATGGTGGATTCTTCGTGTGGAGACCAGCAGATTTTGAAAAACTAGAAAAATTTGCTATGGCTCAAGGTTATAGTTCAGCAGACGATATTCTTATAAATGGAACAAAACAAGGATTCAGATATATGGGTTTTGACCATTTCTCATCTAATAAGCTTGCTTCAGGACACTTGTTCGCAGGTGTTAAGAATATGCTTCACTTAGGTATTTGTAAATCAACTTACGGTAAAATCAATGTATTAGAAGACCCTGTTGTTTCAGGAGGTCAAATCTCTGGTATTGGTATTAACTCTCGTGTTGATTTCAAATTTAAGGCTTGGGCTAAAGCAGCACCTGTATTGTTCGATGTATTAGTAGCATAAGTTTAGTCGTAAACTTTATTATTAATTAAATAAAATAAAATTTATGGCTAACTCAAATGGGTTTGACCCAAAACTAAAAGGAATAAGATTTGAAACTATTGAATTAAAAGCAAGTAATGCTAATAGTTCAGTAAATACAATCCCTGATAGTGTTAAATCAGTAAAAGTAGTTGGTGTTGTAAACGATGCTAATGATTGGATAACACTTCCTTCACTTGCTCGCCAAGACGACAATCACGAAGTTATTATTAATTGTGCGGCAGGAGGTAACTTTGAATTAAGAACTCCAGCTTCTTCTAATGAAAAAATCAACAATGTTGATTCTGACGGAACACAAGAATATCTTTGTACTGATACTGATTTAGTTCGTTGTGTAAAAAAATCATCAGGTTGGATTTGTCAATCAATTACTAATTTAGGGGCTGTTAGAACAGCAGTCGTTCCAGATTAGGTTATTAACTCTGCTCCTTTACAGGAGTGGAGATTAGCAACTTAACAAAATCAACAATGCAATATAATGGACATTCACAAGAACAAGATATAGTACACGACACTTACTTTGAAGCGAGTGCAAATTCTTCTTCTTATAATATTAAGGATTTAACTCGCAATTCTAATACCGCTCTTGATAATGTGGTATCACTTATTTTATTTGCTGATAGTAAATGGGATTTTGACTCAACTAATGCTACTGACTTGCCAATAGGAACAACAGATTTAATTTCAGGACAAAATGACTACGAATTTGATAACGACTTTCTCACAATAAAAAACATTGAAGTCCAAGATAGTAGTGGTAATTGGAAGAAACTTGAACCAATAGATAATTTAACGCTAGAAGAACAAGAATCTATGTCTGCAAGAACAGAAGAAACGGGTATTCCACAATACTACGATAAAGTAGGTGGTTCTTTTATCTTAATTCCAAATCCAAATTATAATAGACGATTAGTAGAAGAAGGAGAACAAGGAATAAAAGTGTATTTTCAAAGACAAATAGATTATTTTACTACAACAGATACAACAAAAGAGCCTGGATTTGCAAAACATCTACATAAATACGTTCCTTTGTATAATGCCTATATATATGCCTGTGCCAAAGAACTACCAAAACAAAATAGTCTAGCAAAAAGATTAGAATTTTATGAAGGTAACAGATTAAGAGGAGGTAATGATGACGGAGCGATAGTATCTCATTATGCAAAAAGAGAACGAGATAACCAACAACAAATTACAAGCGAAATAATTAACCCAGTATAACATGGCAACAGTATGGAATTTATTAAAAAAATATGCATCACAAATAGGTCTTACATACAACGCGTCGGGTAAGACTTACAATCAAGCAAATACTACCTATTCAGGTAAGATTAAAACAACTTGGACTTATACATCAAAATCATAATATGTCAACATCATTTCCAAATTCAAAACAATCAATACCAAATCCAACATCAACGGATTTATTAGAAAATGCAGATAATACTTTAGACCACGATTATCAACACTCAACTTTAAACGATACTATTGAAGCTCTACAAGATAAAGTAGGCATAGATGGTAGTGCAGTAACAACTTCACACGATTATAAACTTTCAGGAGTAACTGGAAGTGATAAAGCAGTTTCAAAAACAGGCACAGAAACCCTCACAAACAAAACCTTAACAGCTCCACAAATAAACTTTGGCTCAGATGCAACAGGAGATTTAATTTACCGAACAGGAGCAGGAGTAACAGCTAGACTACCTATTGGTTCAACAAACCAAATCCTAGCAGTTCAATCAGGTATTCCAACTTGGATAGCAAATCCTAGTGCAAGTGCAGCTTCAGATACAGTAGCAGGTATTGTAGAATTAGCTACAACAGCAGAAACTACAACAGGAACAGACGCTACGAGAGCAGTAACTCCAGACGGACTACACGATATGACTTCTCTTGCAGGTGCGGCTTGGTTCTTAGACGAAGATGATATGGCTTCTGATAGTGCTACAAAAACAGTTTCTCAACAAAGTGTTAAGGCTTATGTAGATGCTTCTAATAAATTTAATACAGGATATGATACTAAAGCAACAAATAGTACAACAGACCAAACTATTGCTCACGGATTAGGAGTAACTCCTAAATTAGTTAAAATTACCTGTTATGCAAGTCCAGAAACTAATACAAACGGAATGTCTACAGGTACAGGAACAGGTGTTAGTTCAGAACAAGTTGTTGGTTCGGTTTTTTATACAGGTTCAGGTGATGATACTTACAATGACACTTCTTCAATTATTTTAATTAAAAAACCAGATGGGACAACAGTAGCCCAAGCTAATTTAAAAACATTAAACTCTACAAATATTGTTTTAGAATGGACTACAAATACTTCTGATGGTGGAACAAGAAAATTTATTTGGGAAGCATACGCATAATATGTACAAAGATAACCAACTTACAATTTCAGACTGGCAAAAAGGAATGGTAAAACACCCCATTATGGGATTTGGGTTGGTTGAAAATGCTGACTTATTTAAATACAAAGGCTTATTAAAAAGTGCTAAAGCATTTGCTCTAACTAACAAAACTTTAAACAACTTTCCAATCGCTTATCAATTAGATGTTTATGGAAACGAATACTGGGCAACTTATCAAACAGCTAATGGTAACGTATATAAAAACAGTACAGCTATTATTTCTAGTTTAGCAGGGCTTATAACTGATATAAAAATCTATAAAGACTATCTATGGGTTAAATATAGTTCAAATATAGGTTGTTATGGGCCACTTAACAACTCTCCACAATGGTTTCCAACAGTTATAACAGGATTAAGTACAAACTGGGGACAAATGGTAGTAGGACAAGATGATTATTTATACGTTACTAATGGAAATTATGTATCTAAAATAGATGTTTCATCATCAGGAACAGCAGGAGTAGCTCCAACAGCTTCAATAACTACGTCTTTAGACTTACCAGACGGACAAATCGCTCGTTGTATCACAGAATTTGGAACTAAAATAGCAATAGGAACAGAGCAAGGTAAATTATTTACTTGGAATAGACAAGCAGGTACACTAGGTAATCCTGGACTTGCTGATTTGCCTGTTAATTTTAATGAAAATGGCGTATGGCAATTACTCTCACATAAAAATACTTTGTATGTAGTAGCAGGTAAGAATGGAAATGTTTATGTTTCAGATGGAACTAATTACAGGAAACTTGTTACTATACCTTTTAATGAACAATATACAACAAGTGGAGGTCAAATCGCATACTTAGACCCTTTTGTTACTTATTACCCAAATGCAATCGCAATTAATGATAATGGTAATTTATTAATAGGGAACGTTTCGAATAATACAGTCGCTCAATTCGCAGTATGGGAAATAAGTGATACAGGTGAAGTAGTTTTACACAAACTTTCAACAGGTAAAACAACCAGTACAATAGCAGGCGTAGGTTTTATATATTTAAACACAAGTAGCAACCATATTCTTGCTGGTTGGTATAACGGAAATAGTGAAGGTATAGACGAAACAAGTACTACTAATACTACAGTAACCGTCGAAACTCCTTTATATAAAGTTGGTAGATTTAATTTTAAGAAATCTTTTGAACATATAGAATTTAATTTAGCTACTCCAATGTCCGCTAATAATACTATTACTATTTCTTACAGAAAAAACAGATATGAAGATTATACAGAAATTGGTACTTGGGATTATGCAACTTACGGAGCTATTACTTCTTTTGAAGATACTGCAGGTATAGCTGATTGTGAATTTATACAATTAAAGATTGAAACCTTTGGAACAGAATTATTAGATATTATTTTACGCTAATGGACAAAAA